ATACAAAGTTTGCTCTAGTCATTTTTCTTAATGCACTAGCTGATGTGTCATGGATTAATATTGTGTCATCTGTTGCGATAGAAGTTTCAGCAGTTTGACCAGTAATTATTGTAGGTGCAGTTTGTGAGTTTCCAACAGATGCGTTTGGTGGATTAACAGTTTGTAAAGCTCTGCCAAGATAAACTGCATACATGGAATCTCCAGATACTGTTGCACTTGATAGTGTCAGAGTTGTACCACTAGCTGTGTATGCTTTACCAGATCCAGGTTGTTGAACTACTCCATTGATAACTAATCTAATTTCATTCTCATTGGTTACTGCATGAGATAAAGTATAGTTAGCTGTAGCAGAAACTGTAAATGTTTCTGTTTCAAAACTTGCGTAACTTTCTGCTGGTATATTACCAATATAAGCCATTTATATAATCCTTATGTACTAATTGAATCTACTACTGATAAAATGCAGTCCACAGCACTTGCTGTATCTGATAATGCTTCAACACTATCTCCTGATTGTAGAACTACTTTTGAACCACCATCTATAAGTTCTAAAGAACCTCCAGCTGGTATTGGTGCATCTTTTATCAAATAATAGCTTGTACTTGAGTTTTTAACAGTAGCATCTACAGTTACAGCTGAACCTGATTTATTAGCAAATCTCATACCAATAATTGCGTCATCACTATTAGCTGCTGCTCTAACTTCTGTAGCAGATGTGCCTATGCTAGTTTTTAAAACTCTTTCAAAATCTTGTGCCATTATTTTTTCCTTTTATTAATTAAAGTGCAATTGCCATAGCAACTGCAAATCCAGCTGAAGCTGCATCTATGTTTGTTAATTGACTACCATCTACAGCAGGTAATTTCGCAGAACCATCAAGTTGTACCACATTGTTTGCAGAAGTTCCAACAGTTTTTGTGGAAGCTGTTCCTAATCCTGTAATTTTAGTATTAGCAATAGAATTGACTGCTAGTGTAATTGTACCTGATGAAGTAATTGGTGAGTTTGCTACTGTAAATTCTGAAGAACCTGAATCTGCTACTGCTACTGAAGTTACTGTTCCAACATTAGATGGAGTAATAACAGTATAAGTAATATTAGTTGAACCTACTGATCCAGTATTATCAGTAGTACATAAAAATATTTTATTATCATTTGTTGAACCTTGATTAACTACAACCATTCCACCAGATAATTCTGCAATACTATCATGCTCTGGATCTCTTGATGCAGCACCACTTGATACTGCTAAGTATAATCCATTTTCAGTAGCATCTGTTTGATCTTTTAATAAAACTCTGTCACCAGCAACAAGGGTAACACCATCAATACTATCACCAGCTTCTAAACCATTTGATAAATTTACATTTGCTGTAGAAGCACATTCGGCTATCGTTCTAGTTCTTAGTCCAGCAACAGCTTGATCTACATAATTTTTAGTAGCAGCATCTGAACTAGCAGATGGAGAACCAAGTCCTGTTACAGCTCCACCAGATATTGAAACATTGTTTGCAGCTTGTGTTGCAATTGAACCTAATCCTAAAGAAGTTCTAGCAGTAGCACCACTCTCTGTTACAAAATTTGATCCATCCCCAACAATAAAATTACTATCAGTTGGTGTTAGTCCAGCAATGTCAGTTAATTGAGCATCGCTTGTTTGTTTTGCATCTAACTGAGTTTGAATTGCAGATGATACTCCATCTAAATATCCTAGTTCAGTTGTTGTAACATCACTAACTTCTACTTTACCTGAACCATTTGATTGTAATGCTCTTGAAGCGGTTAAGTCAGACGATGCTATAGTTGATGCACCACCAGTTATGGTAGCTTGTTTTGAATCTATTTGAGTTTGTACTGCACTTGTAACCCCATCTAAATAACCTAATTCAGTATCGGTTACATCTGATACTGCAATCTTTTGTGAGCCATTAGAAATAACAGCTCTGTTTGCAGTTAAAGATTCTGTATCAATTGTTGTAGCTGATCCTGTTATAGTTGCTTGTTTAGCATCTAATTGAGTTTGGATAGCACTTGATACACCATTTAAATATTGAAATTCTGTATCTGAAATTGTTCCATCTGCAATTTTAGTTGCAGAAATTCCTGTAGGTATAGAGTCATTCGTTTTTGTAAGTATTGCAAGATAAACTGATAAAGTTTCATTTGCTAATGATCCACTATCAAAAGTTACATTGACAGTTGTGTTTGTAGAAAAAGATGAACTAGCAATTACTCCATATCTAAATGCAGCTGTAGTTGCTAAATAAATTTTTATTCTTCTACCTGCATGATATTCTGAAGTTACATCAGCACCATTAATTGTAAAAGAAGTTCCACTTACATAAGCTGCTGTGTAAGAACCTGAACCATCACCATATTCTACCCATTGTGCATCATTGTAAAAATCTCTAGTGTTCTTCATCAATGCTCTGATTGCATTGTTTAGATTAGAAGGTAGCATTCCTTCTGCCGTAGAAATACCATTTAGTGAAGTGTTATTTGCTTGGGTTGTTGAGTAATCTTTTATACCTGCCATTTAATCTCCTATAAACCATGAGAAAGCCTTGTCGCTTTCTTTATTACGATCATTTATTAATGTATTGATAGCTTCTTCAATTTGTCTTTGAAAAAACTCTTGAGTTTCAAAACTATATCTAACATTATCTATATCAGTTTTTTCCGTCATCTCAAACCTATTCTTGAAGCAATTATATCAACACCTTGAGCATGAGTCCAAACTGATCCAGATGGTGTTATTACTTTAATTTTAAAATATCTACCAGACTGTCTTACTGGATTATCTCCACTTGTAACCATTGTTGAAGATGTAGATTCGGTAGCTGTATCAGCTAATCGTTCTTTACTTTTGATAGTTACTGTAGATGTAGCATCCACAATCGGTCTGACATTGGTTATACTACTTCTATGTCCTGGAAACAACTCCATTTCTCTAGTTTCTATAGTACCTTCATTTTCAGTACCTGAAAATATAGCTGCTTTATAATTATTATCTATTGCACCCAAATATCTTTGTCCACCATTCCAAAAATCAGTATCTAATGCAATATTAATATTATCTAAGTTTTCAGAAATAATATCCATTAATTCTACAGTATAAGCACCAACGAATTGTGAGAATATAGAACTAGCACTAGCATCTGCTGTACTCCATTTTTGAGTAGCATAATTATAAATAATTACTTTATCACAAATACCAGTAGTATTAGATGTATCATTTTTAGATGGATATAACCACATAGCTAATTGATTAAAAGGATCTACCGCTGCACAAATTCTATCTGTGTATGCTTTGTTTAAATCTAAATCAAAAAATCTATTTACTTTTTCTGCACCAATAGAAACTACTTGATCTCCATTTAATTCATAAAATCCATCATCCGCATAAAAGAAAACTCTACGATTATCTTGACAGACAGTTCTTCCATAAACAGCTCCTCTGTTTGGTGATATAACTGATAGACGGAATACTGTTGCACCGCCAACATAGTCCATTCTAATTATTTGATTTTGTCTAAAGACATAAGCAATTTCACCAGAGGTTATATGAGTTATTTGTCCACCTGATCCTGGTAGGTCTTGCAAGTCTGATTGTTTAGTACCTGGTTGCCAAGTTGTTAAATCATTTATTCCTGACCATTGTATTCTATTTGAAAAACCAACATGATTACCTGTTACAAAAAAATCTCTAACTACACCTGAACATTTAAAAGTTGGTACAGTACCAGATGTTGAAATAGTTGAAAGGTCTGCAAAAGAAGATGAAGTTCCCATTAAATAAAATTGTGGTGCATCTACACCATTAGATACAACTATATAATTTCCAAATTGGGTAAAGGTAATGTAATCGGTAGCTTCTCCAGTTAAAGGAGTTCCACCATAAAAATTTGTAGTAGTTAGTCTTGCAGTATCAGACGAAACATTTGTTAAATTATTATTTCCAACTGTGGCTCTTGTAACAGTAACAACTGCATCTGTTACTGTTGCTGAAAAATCTGCATGACCATTAATAGTATTTTTTAAATTTGTAGCAGTAGTGTCGTTGTTTGTTTGTACTTGAAATTCATTAGTAGAAGGTGTTCCAGTAACAGATGTAAAGACAACAGTTGTACCATCATTTTTTTTTAATGTAATAGTTTTACTTGCACCAATATTTGCATAGTCTGAAACTGTAATTGTACAAGTCGCAAAAGCTGTACTTAAAACTTTACCTCTTGCTCCTCTTTCTGTAAATGTTCCAGATGATAATTGATAAATAGTTTCTTCATTAGCAACAAAATTAAATACAGTATTAGAATTATCTCTAAAAGAACCTGCACCTCTACTATCTTTAGTTATGTTGTTACTTGAATAATTTACTAATGAGGGGAATCTTTTATATGATGATGCTGCGAAATAAACATTGTTAGCTGTGTTTGCACCAGGATTATTATATTCTGGTTGGTCAGGTAGCCATTCTCCAAAAGGTATTTGCATTATTCTCCTATTGGTTATTGTTTGTTACAAATTTAGATACATCATTAAATGAACCTGCAACAGTTACATCACCTCTTTGTTGTAAAGGTGCATTACCATATTGATCTTCTCTATCGTTTCTCTCAAGTCTTTCTAAAGCAGTTGTGTACATTCCTTGCCATTGTTGAAGTCTTTGAGGATCAACACCACCTAAAAAATTAGCAGCATGATATAATGAACCATATAAATAAATTGCAGGATGACTTGCTAATATATAATTAGAAGTATTGGTATCTGATAAAGCTGCAAACTTAGCATAATAATTTAATGTTCCTGTGTATGCAGAATCTGGAATTGGTGCAAATCTAAAATTATCACCAAGTATAGTATATGCTGAAGGCATACCAGTTGTAGATGAACCTCTAATTTGATCCATTTGAGCTGGAGTAATATATTTTAAAGCATACTTAGTTCCGCCTGATGTTATAAAAAAATCTCTTACTTGTAAAAAATCTGTAGGCACAGATTCTGTTTCTGAATCTATTGTAATAGAAGTTGAGGTATTCATTTTTCTAATTCTTAATTTAGAATTAAAATCAGCTTCTGCTAAAACTATAAAATCTTCTGCAATCTCAGTTGTTAAATCTGATCTGTTTAACCAGTTTGCTATTGATGTTTTTAAATCTGAATATGTTGCAAGTGCCATTATATTTTACCTTCTGCTGTTTTAAAATATTTAAACTCATTACTATTTAATTTTGTTTTTAATATTTTTGTTTGAACTTCTTTAGGAAGTGCGAACCAATTACTATCTCCATTATACTCATTCGCCCAAACAGATAAAGCTAAAGTTGGAATAGAAGCTACTCTTTTTAAATCTCTGGATTTAGAATATCCATCATTTAAATTAAATAATCTTTTATTATGTTGTAAATGAGGATCTATATTTACTTCTTCATTTAAAACAATTTTCTTTTCCATTTCGTCTATAGAAAATGTTTCTTTTTTTAAACCATCAATACTTATATCTTTTCTCATCTACCTTGACCTTTGTATCTTGTTTGCTTTTTTTGTCTGCTCTCTGATTTGTTTTGAGATTTTTTATGACAACCAGGTCTTTTTTTAGGTTGATCTCTTGGAACAAAGTGAACAAACTTTTGTCTAGCCACTAAGCACTCATTTCAGTAATAGAAACTTCAGCAGTACCAATAAAAGCTACTTTCTCACCAGGTGAAACTTTAAAAATTTCAGGTTGGTCAGCAGGTATAAAAATAGTTGATGAATTAGCAGTTGCAACAGCAGTTGGGTTTGCACCGAATAAAATATAAATATCAGCAGTTGATGCTATTCTTACATATTCAGTTTGTGATCCAAATGCAGCAGATTGTGCTGATGTTCCACCACTTGTTTTACCTTGATGTGTAGTAGGTCTTAATCCGTAATTAAAACTCATATTTTTCTCCTAATTAATTATGGGGGAAATACCGCTAGGCAAGATCCCCCAAATATTGTTATATACTATTATCTTCTAATTACGAAAGTAATTTCCATTTTAGAAGTATTTGATGAACCACCATTAGTAATACATTCAATAGTACCATCTTCAGCAACAGTATTTAAAGCTGTTGGAAAAGCAGTTGCTACTTTACCAGCTGAACCTGAAGCTACATGACTTATAGCACCTCCAGTTACTGCAACACCACCTATTTCAAAAGAGATAGCTGCTGTGCCAGTTGTAGTTGCTTTGTTGTGAGTGATGATTTTTACAATTTTTCCACCATCAGGTACACAAACAAAAGTTGATGAAGCTGTTGAAACATCTGGAATTGCAGATGTTAAAAAGTAATCGTTTAATGTTCTCATTTTTTTATCCTATTTATTTGCTTCGTTCCGTCATTGACTTCAAAGACCAAACAAAATTGTTAATTGAATGATGGGGGATAATTCCCCCACCACTTTAGATTTATTATGAAGTAGTTAAATCTGTGATTAAACCACTTGCTTTTTCATTTCTTGACTCAAGAGTGTACTCAGCAACCATAAATCTCTGATCTGCGTCTGCAGTCTGAGCTGGTGTTTGTAGAGAGAAATCTCTTAAGAAAGAAACTGCCCAGTATTCCATATCTAGAATGTGAGCATCTTGACCGATTTTAGCAGCAGTACCATTAGCACCTCTGATAAATCTGTTTGGTGATACTTGCATAGTTCCAAAGTCAGATTCGTACACATCAATAGAAGTAATTAATCTTCTATCTTCCGCAGCATCAAATCTAGTAGAACCGCCTGTAAAGCCAGATAGTTTCTGTTTATTGAAAGCATTTACCATAATCATGTTAGGGTTTCCGCCTTCATTGTAACAGCTAACTAAAATACCTTTTAACTGATCTTCAGTAAAAGCTCTTTGAGTTCCATCTGTTCTTATAGCACCATTACCAGCACCAGAACCACCAGCACCTGCATCAACATTAGTTTCGTACCAAGTTGGACATCCACCTAGTTTTCTTGCAGCTGTTGCACTACCAGCAGATTTAGCAACATTAGATAAAAGAGCTGTTTCCATATCTCTTTTTAATTCTTTTGCAGCTTTAGCTACTTGGTAAGCCATCTCATTATTTCTTCCAGCAGAAGTTACAGCTTCGTTAGTTGCAGTAACTTGAATTCCTTTAGTAGAAATTTGAGTGTGGTTATTTTCTAATACAGTTGGTGACATAGTTCCATAAGAAATATCAGCACCTTCAACAGCAGCATTTGCAGCAACATCAGCTAGTGCATCTGTTTGCCATTGGTGTAAAGTATTAGTTGCTTTTGTTTTTGCAACTCCAGACATAAAAGGTGTTTCTGTTGGACTAATTGAATAAATTATGTCCGCTAGATCTTCTCTTATACCTATAGTCGTATATGTTTGGTATTTAGCCATTTGTTTTCTCCGTTAGGTTATTGTTTATAGATAACGCATCAGTAAATCGGTAGCATCTTTTGCACTTCCGCTTTTCTTCAACGCATTCATCTTCTTCAACCTAGACTGATTATTCAAATCTTCTTTAGTAGCTTTAACTCCTGATTTAACAACTGCATTTGGCTTGACTTTTTTACTTACTAAATTGGGTTTAGTCGCATTAGCTTTCATGCCATCCATTATCACATCAAAATATCTTGAATCATAAATTCTTGAAACATCATCATTTGTGAAGCCTTTAGAATTTAAATAACTCATAATATTATTTTTAACTGTAGAACCCTTGATAGGGTCAGCAATTTCAGGATGTTTTAAATGAAGTTTTTTTTGTTCATTTTTTAATATTTCCTGAAACTGAGATTCTTGATGTTCTCTCAGTTTTTGCTGTGCTTGTTGAATTGATTGTTTTCGTTTTTGTATCTTACGATCAACTCTAGCAGCTTCAGTTGGATCTTCATCCCAAAGAGCATCAAGCTCTTTAGAATTCATATCATTGTTAATCTCAGCATTTAAGGTAACTACTAATGAATTTAAATCATCCATCTTAGTTGAATACTGATTTTTAAGACGATCTTCTTCAGATTTTAGCTCTCTTTTTTCAATCGCTATCTCCTCAGTTTTTCGTCTGTAGTCAGCATCTTTTTGATAACCTGCTTTTAATTCTTCAAGGTCAACATCAATCTTTTCACCATTAACAATAACTTGGTGTAGATCGGTTTCTTGTTCTTCAATTGCATTTTCATCTTGTGATGCTTGTTCTTCATCTGCTACTTCCATTGTTTCCTCTGGTTGAGCAACAGGTTGTTGTTGTTCTTCGGTTTCAGTTTCCACTTTCGCTTCAACTTCTTCTTTTGGTTCAACTGGTGCAACTTCTTCTTGAGGTTTTTTGATAACACCTTTGGTGTCCATTAAACTTTCAATAGATTTTGCTGCACCTTGTACTGAAGCATTATTCAGTAAAGGGTTTGTTTCAGACATTAAGTCCTCCATAGTTAAGTTGTCGTTAGACTTGACTTATTTTAACCTTGATGGTTAAAATTTTGTATTATCTTGTTGTTTTCTAAAATCTTCCAACTGTTTAGCTGCAAGTTTTCCTGTTTCAATAACAGTAAGTAGATGTTGCTCTACTTTTCCAACAACATTGTAAGCAATCCAAAGTTTTTCTCTGGTATCACTCTCTTTAGCACCTGTTTTTTCTAAAAGTGCCTCAGAATAAATTTTTTTAAGAGTTTCCATACTCTCTTGAAAAAGTTTACTCTCTAATATCTGTTTGGCTTCGTTGGATCGGCTGATTTCTACCGCCCTGTCCGCCTGGTCTTTCGCTTTCATTTATTCCTTGTAGTTGTTTGCCAAACATATTAGTAGATTTTGCCGCTTCTTCAAGTATTTTGTTATCTCCAGCAACCATCATCTTATCTAAATCTGCATCTGCTTTAATTTTTGCAGTATCAAGTTGCGTATTATATTTTAAAGCCATCTCTTTTATCTTAGCCTCAAAGTCTAATTGCATTTCTTGAGTTTTTTGTTGTAATTCTTGAGATTGTAATTCTAGGTCTGCAAGTTTTCTCTTATTCTCAGCATCAATTCTAGTAAATTCTATCTTCTCAATCGGTGTTAGTGGTGGTGGTTGAGGTGGTGGCATCATTTGTTTGCCCACATCAGGATCTACAAAGTAAGTTTCTACATTTTTTAGACCTGCGTTCTCTACCATCTTAGTCAAAGTGTTATACATATTTTTAAGATTAACCATTGGCATCTCTTTTCCACCTTGTATTTGGAATGCTTGTAGTTGTCTTTCTAAAATACTGTTTAGCATAATTGTTTGTTGCTCTTTAGAACCAGTTCCAAGTCCAACAACTATTGAAATATTAAATCTATCTTTCCATTCAGTAGGTCTTACTGGAATATACTGATTACTCATCATAATAATTTTTTCTTTATCTTGATATTTAACCATTAGTTCAAATATTTTTTTAAATAAACTCTTAACACCTGTTTCTGCAAAGACTCTAGCAATCAATTCTGATCTCATTTGAGTTTGTTGCATTAAAGCATTTACACCAGTAGCTGTTTTAGCATTAAGTGTATCAGGACTTAAACCTTGAGCTTCTTTTGAAACACCAGTTCTACCTTCTCTAACTGAATCTAAATAAGATAATAATGGAAAGGCTTGTTGTGAAATTGGTTGAGCTTGTAATGGTTGCATTACTTGGTTCGGTGGTTGTTTAGTTCTTACAATTCCACCAGGTCTAGTCGTAAGTAAATCATCCATATTTACCATACCATCCATAACTGCAACTCTGTTGTTATTTGTTAAATACATATTGTCTAACAACTGTCGCATCACAGTAGATTTCATTAACTGAACATCTTCTACTAATTCTGCAATTGATCTTCCATAAAATCTATGAGGCATTGGAATAGGAGTGATCGTTACGAAAGGAACATTATCGCAAGGCATATTAGATAATATGTGATTACCATCTGAACCAGCTGAAACTATTTTTCTAAGTTCAGCAATTCCATCTTCATCGTAATCATATTTTACATAAGACTCATAAACTAAAACTTTTTCTGTTGTAGTATCTGTTGCAGATGAAATATTATAATCATCCACATCAGTTAATCTTACATTCTGTTCATCATTGTAAATATCTAAATCTGATTTTGGTAGTTCATCAATCTCATCTTGAGGATAACCCATCGCAACTAAATCTGATCTTGTCATTAAAACTTTATGAGAAACAAAATCTGCATCCTCAATTGTTTTAGCACTTCTATCAATTAAAAATTCTTCAGGTGGAATACTTTCAATTTTTACTCTACCTGTTTTTTTAATTCTTTTAATTTTGCAATTATATAAATCAAAATTAGGAACTTGAACTTGAGATGTATCTACTCCTTGAGCTTGGTATTGTTCTAATACTTTTTCAAATTCTTCTTTGGCAGACTCATCTTCAAATACTTCTTCCTCTACAATTTCTATTTCATCTTTAGTATCTTGCAAAGCCTCTTTTTCAACTATAGATAAATTTTCATAAGTTTCGTAATCTACTTTTTCAGAGTCATCCCAATAAATTTTTAAGAAACCATTTTTTTCAATTAAGGCATCTTTGAAAAAATTATATAATAATTGGAAGCCATCATTCTCTTTATAAAAAACATGATTTAAATAAGCTGTCGCTTGTGCTGCCATTGGAACATCTTCTGCTGTCATTGGTTCACAATGAACAACTTTATCGGATGCTGTAAATACTCTTAATAAATTTGGTAATAAACTTTCAATCGTATCTGCAACATCGGTTGATACTACTTGACTACGACCATCTATTTCTGTTCCTAGTTTATCACCTAAATAATATTCTAATGATTTAGTTCTAGAGTCTGATAACTGACCACCTAGATAACCTAAAGCATTTTGTATTTGATTTGATAATAAACTTTGTAATTCTATGTTTGATTTTTCTTTATTTTTTTTTGCCATATTAAACTATATAATTTGTATCTACTTCTATTGGCTTATCCCAATCGGTTGTTTGTAGTGGTTCTGTAACAGCACCATACCTTACCGAATCGCAAAAGTGTGATGCCCAATTGTGTAGGGGTTTATTCCTAAAACAATTATTTTTTTCATCCCACCGCTTACAATATGATTTTAATGCTTCTACTAGCTTATTGCAATTGTTTTTATGAAAAAAACACTTGGGTAACATTCGTCTTACTTGCTCAATACCATCTTCTACACTAAGTTTGGGTGCTATGTCAAATTCTAAGCCTAGCTCTTTAGCGGTTTCCCATCTGGATTTATTTGTGCCGATTTCTCTAACTCTAATATCATGGGGAGCTATGTGCTTTGAATAGTTATAAGGTTTACTATCTATGACATTTATATAATGCTCTAATCCCTCACCAGAATTTTCGTAGCAATCAATTATTCTAATTTCGCCATTTGTCCTTCGTTGAGCAAAGGTGATTACTGTACTATCGTTCATTCCTAAATCCCACCAGGTTTCAACATCTAAACTATCGTCTATATCAAAGTTCTTAACATTGCCAGACTCCTCTAGCTCCTCAATTATAGATCCAAAATAAGAACCACTTATTCCAGCTTGAAATGAGCATTCAAATTCTTGTTCGTAACTTTCAGGCGACATTGTTTGTTTAGCAGCATCTAATTCTTCTTGAGCTATGATCTTTGTTTCACTAGCTTTAAATACTTTAGTAAACCAATCTTTATTTGTTTTAGCTTTCTCATGTAATTCGTAGAACCAGTTTCTTCCCATCGGTGTGCCTATGAAGATTGCGAAGCCTTTTCTGTCCGATAGACATGGTCTTAAAATGGTATCAAAAAGGTCTGGCGAAAGGTTTTGTGTTTCATCGCAAACTATACCATCAAAGTATTGACCTCTAATAGCTGCACTATTCTCACCACCCAAGATTTGTATTCTTGAATTGTTTATAGAAAAGTCCACCCTTAATTCTGACTCATTAAACTTAACTCCTGGAATTGTGGCAGAAAATTGTTTCATGTAATCCCATGCAGTAGATTTTCCCTGCAAACGATATGGAGAGATGAAAGCATATCTAGGATAGGGTTTAGTGCTTGTCAGAGCAGCTCTAATGAGATGGTTGATAGCAAAGACAGTCTTACCCCCTCTACGATGAACAATCACTACATTGAAGCGGTTCTTATCGCATTTTTCATGCAAAAAATTTTGGATTTGTCTTGGCGAATAAGGAATTACAATTTGTTTCATTTTAAAACAAAACCCCCCCTAATGAATTGTTTCATTTGAATCAGGATAATCGCTTGGTAAAATAAATTGTGTTCTAAGAAACTCTGAAAAGTCGTTAGCTTCTGCCTCATCCTCAAAACCTTGAAAGTGTGTAATCACAATTGGTTTCTTGGTTTTCTTATCTTTCATAATGAAGATTATTGTTTTTAGAAAAGTATCATCCATTTGTTTATGCCTTGTATCAATATTATTTTAGAAGGTAACGCAAAAAGTGGGTATACCACTTTTAAAACCCCCCATGTTCGCTATTTGTTCTTCATAATTCAGTTATTACAACCACAACATTCATAATGATAATTTATCGTTACTGATATAAAACTTCCGATAATAAACGATTATAGCCGATTTAAATAATTGTGTGATAATTGTGCAACAATTTGGTATTTTTGCAACACTCATGTATAATATCTGCTTTTTATGTGTGCAGTTTTTACCACAACATTAATTAAATCAACAATTCTAGAAGGTTTAGCAAAAGATTTAATCATAATTAATCTAAGGTTTAGTCCAAGATATTGACAATGGTTGGTTGTTATCACCTTTTATTTGCAATGTTTCGGCTGCTTTGCCATAAGTTTTGGATGATAATTTACTAGCAGACCATTGATTATGTGCAGTAATAATTTTATAAAGATTAACCATAGATTGAGCAGCTTTTGGATCTAAATCACCAGACTCAATCTTTAATTCTAGTTCTTTTCTTTTATCTTCCAAGTCAGATAATTTTAAATCAATTGCCAATTCTTTTGATCTGACATAATTAGCCATCAATTCATTATCTTTTATTAAATAAGCTCTGAATGATTGCCAAGTTATAGGAACATCATCTCTAGAGAAACATTCTCTAATTGTTAATCCATCTGCAATTAAAGACAATATATGAGCTTTTAATTTATCTGTTAGTTTTCTGGGTCGACCTGCCATAATTTTTATTTATTAAGCGACCTGGCAAGGCAAGAAAGAAAGGAATAGAAAAGCACTTGCCAGATCTAGTTATAACTTATTTAGACTAACGCAAGGGAGCTAGTAGTCTATAATTTCTTTAACACAATATATAGTATATTACAAATCAAAAGGAGTTGGTTTCTTTTTAAATGTTCTATTATCAAGGGTAATTGGATTAATCTTAATCTTGTTGTTAAACATCATTTTATCTATAATATTTTGGACAGTCCAAGCACCAAACTTAAGATTGTTGACTATCCAACGCATCTGCTCAGCGGAGAGCATTCCAGAATTAAAGTCATTTTCTATCTTTAAAACAATTTCAATTTTGTCTTGGGGGGTGTAGGTGTTCCTATAGCTTAACTGTAAAGGTTCATTATTATAGTAATATTCATCTTCATTCATTTCTTAAAACCTTTAAACTTTTTCTTATTACTATTGTTATTATTATTATTGTTATTACTCTCTAAATACTGCCCAAATTTTGGGTAGTCTGACTGCTTAGATTTTGACACCCTGATTACCCTATTTTTGGGTAGTCTTAAGGTATATCTATTAGCACTTGATAACCTGTGAATAACTAAATAGCCATTATCAACCAGCTCTTTTTTAGCCTTTTGTAAAGTATTAACAGAAACACCAAGTTTCTTGCATAAATTAGAGTTTCTTAAGTTCCTATAATTAGCAGATAATGACTTTATATAGCAAAATAAGACTTTAGCCTCATTTCCAAGTTTATCGTCATATATTATTGAATTTGGGATCATAGCGAACCCATTCTTAGTCTTTTCCATATTCTTTTATTCCTTCCTTGCTAGACCTTCTATATGTCAAATTTTGGGTAATCAATCAGAACATTCAGCGAACATTAATATTTTTACAATCTTAGCTTATATAGTTTGACAATATAGTACAAAACTTGTATAAGTTTAGTATGTTTAACGAATCAAGAAAGGAAAGAAACATGACTAAACTACATCACACAGAATATAAAAAGAATTATAAAAATTATATTCTATCTACTATTGAAGAAGACTCAGAAGGTAAGCCAATCACTAAAGACCAAGAAAAAATAAATTATATTTTTGATAGATTCAATTCTGAGTATGGTTGGAATATTGAAAGAGTTGGAAAGTATAAAGCTATGTCTGAATGGTTATCTGGTCTTGCATTAGATATTGAATACTATGACGATGCAATAGTTGACCTAGCTGTCAAAATGGGTTCAATAGATCCTAACCCTAGCGACAAATTAAAAGATAAAGTTGCAGCTAATTACTGGAATTTTATGGCTAATGTTATTTTATGGTTTGAACCAAAGAAGGGAGCATAATGAAAGCTAAAGACTATAAATCAATAACAGAAGACCTAGAACAAAGAAATCCAGGAAAGAAGTTCTATTCATTCATGGATATGGAAGACGCAGAAATTAGGAAAAAGGAAGTAATTTTGCCTTTGCCTAAAAAATACTTTAATAAAATAGTTAAATTTATAAAGGGGGAGAAATGAATATTAAAGAATATGGAGTCAAAAAAACTTGGGATAATAAATGGCAAACTTTTGCCAATGCTCAAGATGGCAAATATTTAATGCCTATAACTTGGTTAAGATATACCTCAAAACACAAAACAAATGCTCAAGAGTGGTTAAGAAAAGAACTTAAAAAATTGGGGGTAAATTATGACAAAAAATAATTTACCTAAATATTCTCATCCTGCTTATAATAGTTTATTAGCAACACTAGAAACACCAGTTAATTTAGTTAAATCAATTGCTAGTGAAAATTCTAATAATTTAGCTGATTTAAAAAAAGAGTGGGTTGAAACATCAAGAAAAGAAATAAATTTAAAAAAAGTATTAGATATATTTAAAAATGCTAGATCATATACAGATGAACATAAATTTAGAGAATATAAATTTGATGGTAATTTAGAATTTAAAAATAAAAATATAAGAACAGTAAGAAAATTAATAGAAGTTGAGCCTAGATTAATTAAATACATTTACGATGATGCAAAAAGAATGTTTAATTATATAAAAGATATGGAATTAAAAACCTTAAAATATGAAAGACTTTATAAATTAAACTGTGAAAATAATCATTATAATAAATTGTTATTGAAATTAGAGAAAGAACATCAAGAAGAAATAAAAAATTGGAGTGATTTAAACGAATATGGTTTATATCCAAATGATGATTATTGTCCAATTGATGATTATTCAGAACAAGAACAATTAGAATTAAAATTAAAACATCAAACAAAAATAACTAGTATTGTTAATAATATTAAAGATATAAAAAATAATATTAGTAACAATGATATAAAAATTAGTAATATTTTTAGTGAAGGCATTAAAGAAAGTGATATTGCTAATACATTTTAAAAAATAAAGGGAGATAAATGAGAAATAAATATGGTTTGCCTTTAGTCTATGATTTTAATATAGATTTAAGGGATAAAAGGAGAATAAGGAACTTAGAATATATGAAATGGAACTGTCCTAAAGGTTGGAAAGAGCTTTGGAGCAATAAATTAGACCAATTAAAAAAGAATATAAGTGAAAGAAAAAATAAAACTCTCAACTAATATAGACAAAGAAAAATTGGCTATACAAACTTTCAAGAACATCATTGAGGGATCTAGGTCTATCAATGGTGTTACTTGGAATAGAATTAAAAACCTAAAACCAAAGGAAAAAATAGAATGTTTGAAATTAATAAAGCAGTAAAAAAAGCACTAGCAGAAAAAGGTATAGATGTTCAAAATGAATATAATAAAGCATCAAATGAAAGAGTATGTATAATTAGTATTCCACCAAATAAAGGTAGTAAAAGAAATCATCTACATAAAGGAATATTACATAAAGATCACATAATACAAAAACCAACAGGAAAGGAAAATAATGAGTAACGAAAAAATAAAGTTAGTACCTATAAAAAGGTCAAAGGGTGAATATGAATATGATAAAAAAGTTTTAAAAGGTGTTGTTCAAGGTTCTTTAATATTAAATAAAGCCTTTGGTAAAATTACAGCTCATTTTCATTTTATGGGTACAGCAGGAGGTAATGAAATAACAATTAAAGAAGGTGATAAAATTATTTTAGAAGGAATAAAATTAAATAAAGAAAGTCATTCAACACATTGGGGTAGTCAAGGACTTTATAAATTACCCATAACCACTTCAGCCTTTGTTGGTAATTGTGAATCAATAGAAGAATTTGAATATAAATGTGCAGCTTTAGATGGCAAAAAAACTTTATATGGAGGTGAATAAATGCTTGAAACAATTATCGCAGTAGAGATCGCATTACTTATTTTTTATTATGCAACCAATTAAAAATAAATGTTTAAACTGTAATAAACTTTTTATTGATAAAAGTAAAAATAAAGTAAAAAAATATTGCAGTAAATATTGTGGAGGTTCTTTTTTAAATAAATTTAAAAGAAAATTTAAAGATATTGAAGAAAAAAATTGCAAAATTTGTAATAAAAAATTTAAAGATAAATCAAAAGGAAAAACAAAAAAATATTGCTCAAGAAAATGTTGTTTAACATTTTGGAGAGTTTCAGGAAAAAGAAAAGAAGCATTAAAAAGATATAGACAAACTGAACATTGTAAAGAACAACAAAAAAAATATAGATTATCTAAAAAAGGTATTATTAAAAGAAAAAAAAATGCTAAAATTCTTTGGCAAAACATAAAACTAGCTAGAAAAATAAAAAAATTAAAATTACTAAATAAAAAAATAAATTTAAAACAACAAAGACATTTAGAAATATTTGATAAATATATAATTAGAATAAATAAAGAACAAAGAAAGTATAGAAGTAATCCAGAAGCATATAAAAAGAAAAAAATTTCAGATAAGAAATATCATTCAAATCCTATTAATAAGGAAAAACAAAGATTATATAGAAAAAAATATTATTCTACTAAAGAAGGTAAGGCAAAAATGAATGCTAAAACTAATAAAAGGAGAGCAGCTAAATTTAATGCAATTCCTAAATGGTCTAATTTAGATAGGATAAAAGAAATATATAAAAATTGTCCTAAAGGTTATCATGTAGATCATATTGTGCCACTTCAGGGTAAAAATGTTTCTGGACTTCATGTTGAAAATAACCTTCAATATTTGATTGCTAGTAAAAATATAAGTAAAGGTAATAGATATAGTGAATGAATATGTATGGTGATATAAGAACCTGTATTAAATGTAAAAACAAAGCTGATGTAGTTGAGAAAGGCAAAGATTATTGTGCAGAATGTTGGTTTAAATATTTTTCTGGTGAAAGCATTGAAGAATATGAAAAAAGGGTTAAACAATTAGATCAAGTCAGAAATGATAAAAATAAAACTAGAACCTAACGAAGTAGAACTAGCCTTAAATATTGCTGCCAAAAGATATATTGGTAATTTAAAGATGGGTAAAACCTTTTCTTATGGTTACACTAAAGGAATTAAATCACAACTAACAGATGGCATCTTAGGAACTTTAGGAGAGGTTGCTTATGCAAAGGCAACTAATAGCTTTTATAATGGTTCTTATAGTGATGATAACCAATTCTATTCAGACTCAGACTTTCAAAACAATATAGAGATAAGAACCCAAGAAAAAAAATCATATAATTTTTTACTAATAAGACCTGGAGAAAAGAAAGGTACTTATATATTAATCATTAAAGACAATAACGAAGATTTTAATTTTAGTATTATGGGTTCATTTATTTATAATGATGATCTACCACCAGAAAAGCTATCAAATTTTGGCTACCAAGATAGACCTGCTGCATATAAAATAGAATTAAAAGAACTTAAACCAATGGAGGAAGATGTCGGACAAGATAAATTTTAAATTATTTAAACCTTTTGGCTCAACAGTTGCTAAAGCAGTTATGCCATTAGAACTAATGAAAGACTTTCAAAATGATTTAAAACAAATAAGACAAGATAAAGAAAAACAAAAGAACCATGATTGGTCTAAAAAGTTGGTAGGTCATGTAGATTCAGAGTATCTAATATCACCAGAGATTATGCTTAAATGGAAACAAAAATTCTTTGATCCTATTATTAATACTTATGTCAAAAATCATATAGAACATAAAATTAAATCAGTTTTAATTAATTCTGCTTGGTATGTAATATCAAAACCTGGAGATTATAACCCTTGCCATACTCACACAGAATATGTTCATGGTAATTATCATTTAAGCTGCGTAGGTTATTTAAAAATTCCTAAAATGATTTCAACAACCAATGCAAAAGAACATAATGATTTTTCAGGTCAGACAGAGTTCATAGAAGGATCTGAAAATATGTTTAATAATAATTCTTATAGAGTTATGCCTGAGGTTAGGGATTGGATATTATTTCCTAACTCACTATCTCATGTTGTTTATCCATTTAATACAGATGATAAAGATAACGAAAGAATCTCATTTAGTTTTAATGCAACCATAATATTTGATAATGATAAACTCTCAAATTGAATATAATTTGTATAATTTATTGACACTTTTTGTATTAATTAATAAATAGAATCTATGAAAACAATTGGAAAAGAGTGGAGCAAAAAAGGTGAAGAAGGTGGCTGTTTTACAGCAGATCATTTATCACCTTCGCAGCTCAATAAAAGTTTAGATATTTGGTTTAATGACTATGTAATATTAACTGCTAAAGAAAGAAAAGCCTTATTAGGTAACTTAAACATGGATATAGGAGCAATAGTAGGTCAGGCAGTACAGGATATTATTGTTCATAAATTAACACTTGAAGAAGTAATGAAAGGTAAAAAATGACAGATACTGTAATGATGGAACTTGCAAAGATGCAAACTAAAATTAGAACTTATGAGAATAATGAAAAGAAACATATTGAGCAATTACATTTAAGGGATAATGAAATATCAAAACTTAATAAAGAGTTAGATTTATTAAAGTTAAAAGATCAAATGGTTGCTAAGAACCAAAGCTATTTAGAAGCTAAAGTACAGAAAGATGTAGATCAAATTAAAGAAAACCAAAAGATACAAATGAAAGGAAAAAATGAAACTAAAGCCACAGACGACAGAAGAAAAAAGTAAGGGAGGGTTCAAAGAAAGAAGAAAGGAATGTTTAACAAGTGCTAATAAAATTCCAACTGTTGATATTAAAGGTAAAAAATATTCTACAGTTAATGAAAGACACAGACACCTTTTGCAATATTTCCCTGAAGCTAGATTTAATGAAGAAATACTATTCCATGATAATGACAGAGTTGTCGTTAAAACCGAACTATATATTTCTGATACTATTTATGCTGTTGGTCATGCAGAAGAACATAGAAATGCTAATTTCATAAATAAAACAAGTGCTATGGAGAACTGTAGTTCAAGCTCTTTGGGAAGATGTTTAGCAGCATTTGGTCTATCAGGTTCAGAATATGCTAGTGCAGAAGAATTAGTAAATGCCTTAAATAATCAAAAGGGATCTACTCAACAAGTTTCAATTAAAGATACAATTAAAAAGCAAACAACAGAAACCAAGTTGACAGCTTTGTATTCCGATTGGAAGAAACAAAATGATTCAATAGAAAAAGACTTTGAATCACAACAACAATCAATAAAAAAAAATGGAGGACAAAATGTCAGACAATGGTAGTGGTAAGCAAAAGGATTGGGTATTATTTCCTTATGATGCCAACAATGAAAAAGCCATCAAAATTGATTTCTCAGGAAATGTAAATTTAGATAGCGGTAATAAAGGAACTATTTTAGGTGTTAAAGGTAGCAGCAAAGATGGTAATACTAAGTTTGTTAAAGTGTTTGCTCAAGTAGGAGTTCTATTCAAAGGTGATGATAAATTTACTGGCGAAATGAATTACTCTGAAGCTGGTGGACATAAAGGTTTAATTGGTTGGATTAATGAATCAGGTAATATTTTATCTGGTTATAAAAACGATCCTAGACCTAAACAAGCTAAACCTCAAAGCAAAGAAATTCCTTTCTAGTTGAAAGTAGTTTTTTTAATTTTAGTTATATACTCAGGTGAGGGTAATTTAAAATATGAAAAGATACCTTTTGCATATTCTTTGTTACCCATCACTTGTGATGAAATGTTTGAAAAAAATGTTAAGTATGTTGAGAACCCAGATTATACAGAGGGAAATGGACAAGTTTGGATGCTAACTAAATATAAAAATCAAAATGTAGTAGCTCATTACTGCAAAGATAGTGAAGGAAATTATGTCAGATAATGTAAAGTTTATAAGTGAGATAGAAAGATTATTAAAACAAAAGCAAGATGACTATGGAGAATTTGACCATACCTCTTATGTTATGTCAGGAATTTTAGAAAAATATTTATCAGTTCATAATAATTGTGAGGTCAAAGTACCTTTAAAATTATTTGGTATCTTTATGATTTTTTTAAAACTTTGGAGAGTTATGCAATCAGAAAATTATAAAAAAGATAGCTTTGATGACATCAATGGCTACTCAGAATTATTAAGGAGGTTAGTAATAAATGAACAAGAAAAGAGGTAAAAGACCTATGACTCCTAAAATGCTCAGACTATTGCAATATATTAAAAATTATAGTACAAAACATGGATATATGCCTACTTTTTTAGAAATGGCTAATGAAATGGGTTATAAAAGTAAAAATTCAATCAGTTCGCTAATTGAAAAGCTAGAACAAAGAGATGAGATTAAAAGAGATTACTCTGGTTATAGCAGAAATATAATTTTGAATGGTTAAAGTTTTAAAAATATCAAGTTTAGAATTAGCAGTTGATTTTGAAGAAATTTTTGATGGTGCTAGTGTTGAAGAAGCTACACAAAAAGCACATAATCAAAAAATGCCTAGTGAGTTTGCAAAAGCAAGTATCACCGATAACAAACTTATTAGTGCAAAAATTAAATTAATCGGTGAGGAGAATAATGGCTCTAAGTAACAGTAATGTTAGATTGTATGCAAAGCTAGACAAAACTCATAAAAAGATAATGGGTGGAAAAGAAAAGGGTCGTCAATGCGTACATACTTTGCAAAACTTTAAAGAGTATAATCAACTCTTTAGAAGAATAGTTGAAGCAGAGAACAAAGATGCTAGATTTTTATATACTTAATTAAGTATATATAAAAAGTTGCATAAATACTTAGGGGTACTATACTCTAAATTAAAGGAAGGAACACAATGAAACTATCAAATAAAGCTAAGAAAAACTTTGAAGAAGATAATGAGTTTTACATTAAATTAGGTGAAAGATTAAGACAAGCAAGAAGAACTAAGGTTAATGAATTTACTGGTAAAGAAACTATTATTCCATTAACTAAAGTTGCTAAAGCTCTAAAGAATACATATCAACAAATAGGTAAATATGAAAAAGGTGAAAACAGAATACCTTTAGTAAATTTAGTCAAAATAAGTAAATTTTTAAAAAAACCATTAAGTTATTTTTTAGATGACTACAATGAAATAGATAAAGTTGCAGAAGAATTTAATATAGCTTACGAAAAAGAAAGAGATAACTTTTACAAAGAGCATCAAAAAACATTAGGTACTAAATAATGTTTGTTTCTGTTCAAGAAAAGCTAGATAAATTAGTTGCACTTACACCTGATGACCAAGAAAAGTTAAGTCATTATAAAAGTATAGTACCAGCTATGATTGCTAATTGTCATAAGGCTCACCAATCAATACCAGGTTGGGAGTCTTGTAAGCCAGAGATAGAGGCATTTAAATGGTTTGATGGTATCAATATTCCTGTTCATGGTTACATAGATTTAAAAGGGGATAAGGTTATTATTGAAGATAAATGTAAAATGCCAAGAAGGGGGATCGTCAAGAAAGATGGTACTAGGTCTTGGTTTCCAGGTAAATTACCTGATAGACCTTCACCCTATAATTTATTACAAGTAGATTTTTATTGGTCAGTATTTGAAGTTCCTGTTTATCTTTGTTATGTCAATGAGAAAGAATTTAGAGTTTATCATGCAGATAATTGTGATGAACTTAAACCAGAGAATATTAAGAAAAGAATACCTAGAATAATACAAAGAGCTAAAGTAAGACAAAACTTAATGAAGATCAGTAATGATCCAAATATTCTTAAAGATTACATCCAACCAGACTTTACACACATGTTTTGGAATAGTGATGCTAACGAAGATTATTTAAACAATGCTAAGAAATTTTGGGGATATTAAAAAATACCTAAAAACCCAAAAACAACTAACATTGTCGCACCTAAAATAAACTACCCTAAAAGTTCAATCGTCTATTCTTCAATAAAAGTTTTTTTTCTAAAAATTTTACAAAACTCAATATGATATAATGAGTTATAAAAAAAAATAAGGAGGAAAAATGACTTATGAATGGAAACACCCTAGCTACTATAAAGAGTTAGCTAAGTTGCGGAAAGAGTCAGAACAAGAAGAACAAACTAATGAAGATGGAAAGGAGGATAAAGATGAAAGGGAGTAATCATTTAGAGGATTTGATTAAAGACAATTGGGAGTCTATTAAAGATTGTAGAAATCCAATGGATCAAGTTATGCTTTCAGTTGATATGGTTTATCAAAACGAACTTAAAAATTGTAAACCTAATGAGAAAGTACAAATTAAAATAAAACAAGAAAATGGAAACATTGTCATTCATGGCAAATGCGTTCCTAAATAATAAGTATAAAGGCAGTCTGAAATATGGCTGCCTTACCAATCAAAATTAGTCTTAGGTTTAGCATCGTTCTCTTTAACGCAATCGTAGTGAGCATTTTGATATTGATATTTATTTCTTACTAATCTTCCAATTGGAATAAATGAATCTTCTGAGGTCATAGATTGATTGCAGTATTTACATTTACCTACATCAATAATCTTTTCTTTCCTAACCCAAGTCTTATTAGGTCTTGGCATAGTTAGGTTTCTTTCCTTTTCTTGATTTTCTCTCTGCTGTTTTCTTTCTTGAAACTGCTGCTCTCCTCTGACTTGCAGTCATGGATCTAGCTTTAGATGACTTTACGCACTTAGGATAGTTCTTTCTTTTCTCACCTTTTGATCTTCCACATGGAGGAAAACCACCACCTCTTTTGGGATTAGCAATGTCCACCCATTTCTCTGATGTCCATTTTCTTAAACTCATTTCTTTTTCTTTTTCTTCTTAGGTTTTATTCTACCTGAACATACACCACTAGCATACATATTAGCATAAGCCGAAGGATATACTTTAAACTTTCGTTTAGCTGCTCTTTTACCTTTTGCACATAGTTTAGCCATGTCTTTTTTGTACTGAGAACTTAGCAGTTCTAACAGCTCCTTTATGTGGTTTGTAAGTACCTTTCATTAGTTTATATCCTTTACCAGATTTCATCCAATGAAAACCTTTTGGTGGTTTAATTGATTTCATCATACTTTTTTCTTTTTCTTCTTTTTAAGTTTAGCAAAATCAGCACCAGTTATTCTATCAAATGGTGCAGCCATTCTAGCTATCTTCATTTGTTTTTTACTATACTTTTTGTTTTTACCTTTAGGCATAATTTTTTAACCCTCCAACATTCCCAGCTGACAAGCAGCTACTCCTAATTATTAATACTTTTTCTTTTTAGTTTTCTTCTTACTTTTTTTCTTTTTATCTTTTTTCTTTTTCATATACATAGTTTTCTCCTATTGTTACCATTTTTTGCAAGACCAATATCTAGCAGAAAATACATCTTTAGCACTAGCACATTTATGTCTAGCTCTAAAACTCTTTCGTCTAGCAGGGTTAGACTTTTTAATAGTCATGTTTGCATCCCCATATCTAATTATCTTTTCTTTGCCACCTTTACAAGCCTTGACTACAAACTTTTTGCCACCCTGAACTTGTCGTTTAGGTCTGTTGCATTTCATTTTAGACTTGTTTATTGCCATGTCTTATAGCCTTCTTTATCCTTAGTAAGAGCTTGACCTCTAGGATTTGGCGACCAAGATACATGAATCCATCCACTATTAATATCTGATTCATCATAATACTCTAAGATGATTTGATCGTAGGGTAAGTTCTCAATTATATGTCTAAATACTTTTTTATTATCTACACCAGGTATTTCAAAGTCAGCTGCTGCACATTCATTAGCACAATGTTGTGAGGTAGATTTTGATCCTATAATTTCGCACAAAGCAGGTGATCTAAAACCAGAGGTAATCTTGATTGGGAGCTGAAAGTCCTCTCTAATCGGTTGTAAGATGGTCTGGCAAAGTTGTTTAAGGTTCTCTATTTGCTCTGCATTAGGTTCATTATCTATATTGTTTTTAAGAGCTGTTTGAGATTGTGTCATCTCTTTTAAGCTAAAGTTTTCAGTTAATTTCATCTTCATTTACTCCATTAAAATATTTATATTCATATTTAACTGCTCTGCAATCATGTTTTTTACGCATAGACTTTTGAGCTATTTTAAATTCTGTAGCCTTTTTTTCAGATTCAAAGATAACATTAGTAAACATACTATAGATATTATTATCATTTTTCCAAATAACACACCACATTAAGTTTGCTCAATCTTCTTACAAACAAAACTTACATAAAGCATCTCATCATTTACTCTTTGTTCACCAAAGTTCTTAATAGTTTCACCACCCACTTTATAACCATCTAATGCACAATTAAAATGAGATTGATATAATTTATCAATTTTTATAGGTGTCATGCAAGAATTATATAAAGATGAGCATAAAGTAAGTATTAACATAAATTTCATTATGGGTGTTCTAACATCATCTTGTTTGTTTCCTTTAAATCCTCAATTGTTTTGTTAGCATCCTCTAAATCTTTAGATAGATGTTCAAGTTTTTGTAAGCACCTTTTATTAGCACTATCTTTGGACTTGGAAGAATCTTGAAGCTCTGCGACCTCTTGCTTTAATATTCTAACCTGTTCCTTATATTCGTTTATTATTTCTAAACTGTCAGACATTATTTCTTTTTAAATGTAGATACACCTTTTATACCAAGTATCGTACTAAAAGCACCAACTACAAGTGCTTGATAAAACATTGGTAAATTTGCAAACTTATCAAAAAAAATATCTATCTTTGCTTGTATATTAGGATCATCACTAAACACAGACCATGCTAATAAAAGCAGAGGAATTGAAATTAATATGAGACAGAACTCATCTTTCCAATCTCCTTTATGGCTATCAATAACAGCTCTTTTAAATTCAACCTCACCATTAGCCATTCGTTCAGCTAATTTTAATTCTGCTACTGATTCTAATTCTTTTGTCTTTCTTCTATTGGATGCAATAGACATTCCAGTCTTAATCATACCTGGAACTAATTTAGCTGCTAAGTTTAACCACATAATTTACTCCTTTATTCTAGTACTAGTTTCTTAATTGACTTTGATCCATCTATGTTTGACTCTAACTCAGCCATTGACTTAATACATTGGTATTGAATATTATTATTCTTATTAGATCTCATTGCAACCCTTTTTCCTTTAAGGCAATCAGACATAGATTCTTGTATTCTGTGTTCTTTAATCTCTCCATTTACAATCATAAGTAAGGCTATAATTAACTCCATTAATGTGCTGTCTTTCCGTTTGCTCTAACTTTATCTTTTAAATCCTCAATATCTTTTAATGCTTTTTCTAATTGATCTCTTAAAAACTCTATATTTACTTTGTTAGTCATATTCATCTCTTGAGTTTCTTCCATTTTTTCAACAGACTTATATAAATCTTCCAATAAAAAATGTTGCTCTTGATCCACAGGTACTTGTTCTGATTTTTTGAGCAAATCATTTTCAAATAATTCTCTTGAGGTTTCCAGAGATACTAACCTTGATGTTAGTTCTGTATATGCAAACACACCCATTGCTACAAGAATTATAAGACTAGCAACTGTTTTCATTGGCATTTGCACAGCTGCCGATTCTGATATATTTAATGGTTTATCTTTCATATTGGTTTCACACAAAGTGCTAAGAATACAAAACCTAAAATCAACATACCTGTAAAGTAATAGTTCATGCTTATCCTCATAAATTATTTAGCTACTTTGCCTTTGTTAATACCTTTTTTAATTACATATTCTTTAGTGCCATTTGCACCATGATTTACTTCTTTTTTAAGATTTATAAATAGTTGCATTTCTTTCCATTTCTTTTGGCTATCTTCAGAAAACTTACTTAATATTTTAGTATCTCTCATTTTTTTTTCTTTCTCTTTTTAAGGCTAGGATCGTCAGATATAAACTTATCAAATAGATAACCAAAGAAATTATCTATTACTCCAAATAATCTATAAATAATATTATCAATCATAATCTACCATCATTAACTTTATGCCTAACCTTTTTTGTTCTTTGGTAGGACTTCTGTGAATTTTATATGAGCCTTTAGGCTTATCTTTAAGACTTTTACCTTTTTTATTTTTTCTAAAGGTATTTGTTTTTATGTCTATTAACTGTATTTTACCATTTCTATCTACGATTACAATGTCAAATGGACAGGCAGGATCTAC